TGTTGATTGGCGAGCAATGACCGGCACCAGTGGCGCAATGAGAGAAGTCAGGGTAAAGCATACTAATGGCACGTCTACATGTCAGTTCTGGTCATACAGTCAGGGCCAGCACGCACTAATGGGTGATGTTGTTGATTGGTATCACATCGATGAAGAGCCCAAAGACCCAGAGATATACCCGCAGGTAATTACTCGCACACTTAACGGTGATAGAGGTAACGGCGGCAGGGGGATACTTACCTTTACTCCAGAGAATGGCAAGACTGAGCTAGTATGCTCTTTCATGGACGACCCATCCCCTAGCAAGTACTTGCAAACGGCTACTTGGGACGATGCTCCGCACATGAAGCAAGAGGCAAAGGACGCTATATTATCTCAGTATCCTGCCTACCAGAAAGCCATGAGATCTCGCGGTATACCTTTGATGGGTGCTGGTCTTATATTCGAATACCCTGAAGATGCCATAAGGTGTGATCCATTCGAGATACCTGCTCACTGGTATCTTATCAACGGTATGGACTTTGGATGGGATCACCCGCAGGCACACATACAGCTAGCATGGGATCAGGGATCGGATACGTTCTACTTAACGCATGCATTCAAGAAGTCTAAGATACAACCATTCGAGGCGTGGAATGTGGTTAAGCCCTGGGCTGATGGTGTGCCGGTTGCATGGCCTGCTGATGGACTACAGACAGAGAAGGGGTCAGCCAAGCGTCAAAAGGATTACTATGAAGAGGAAGGCTTTGAGATGATAGGCGAGCATTCAACATGGGAAGAGGGTGGCAACGGCGTGCAAGCTGGCCTAATGGAGCTTAACAACCTTATGAAGTCAGGAAGGTTTAAGGTGTTCTCTCATCTTATCGAGGTATTTGAAGAGATTAGGCAGTATCACACAGTGTCAAAGCCAAATGGCAAGAGCGAGATTGTCAAGGTCAAAGATGATTTAATCGATGGGATACGCTATGCTTACATGATGCGACGACACGCCATACAAAAGAATGATATAGGCTGGGATTATGAAGAAGAAGAGTCTTGCCATGACGACACTAACGCGATGGGTTATTGATAATGCCAGTTAAAGAACTGCTAGAGCATATAGGCAAAAACAATATAGCTGATGATATCGATAAAGATATCTTATCGACACTAGGTGAGCGTGTTTGTCGTAACTTCCAAGAAGATTGGGATTCAATGGATCACTGGATGGAAGCTGTTGACGAGGGCGTGAAGCTGATGAAGCAGGAGTTTCGTCCTAAGTCAACGCCATGGCAGGGAGCTAGCAACTTCAAGTCTCCAATCTTGTCGGAGGCTAGCATATCATTTGGTGATAAGTCTAAGCTGGAGATTCTAAGGGCAAGGAATCTAGTTAAAGCTGACATTATCGGCAAGGATTTAAACGGCGAGAAAAAGAAGGTATCAGAGCGTGTGACTGAAGCCATGAATTATCAGGTTAATTACGAGATGCCTAACTGGCGGGCTGACCAAGAGCGCATGCTCTACACCCTGCCTAATACCGGCTGCATGTTCAAGAAGACTGTGTTTGACCCATTAGATGGCCGTGTCGAGTCCCATGTTATCCAATATCCAGACTTCGCAGTTAACCAGGCAACAACTAATTTAGACTCAGCCAGGTCATTCACTCAAATACTTGATATAGATCAAAACGGAGTAGTCGAGCGCCAAAGAGCTGGTGTATGGCTAGAAGAAGACTTATATCCTGATGAGTCAGATGGTGATCAAGGCTCTAATGAGAAGGCAGGCACTGCCAATGCAGAGTCTAACCCTGATAGATTCCTTGAGCAGCAATGCTTCGCTGATCTTGATGAGGATGGATACGAAGAACCTTATATAGTTACCGTACACGAGCAAAGCCGTAAGGTTGTACGTGTTGTGGCCAGGTACGGAATCAAATCATTCGTTGTTAAGAATGAGCAGGGCGTAATTAAAAACCTCGTTCAAGTATTTAAGCAGCGTGCACTAGATAGAGAAAGCAGAGGCGAACAACAGCTTATAGAGGAAGACTTAAAGGGCCTTGATCTTATAAGGATTGAGCCTGAGATTCAGATTACTAAGTATGGGTTTATCCCTTCTCCTGACGGAACATTCTTAGACCTTGGGTATGCTCACTTATTAGGCGCTATCACTCAGGGCGTAAACACTACAACTAACCAGCTTACAGATGCCGGTCGGCTTAGGAATGTTGGTGGCGGGTTTCTTGCTAAGGGGTTTCGCAAGAGAATGGGGCCGGTAAGGCTGGCGCCAGGTGAATATAAATCTACTGATATCACGGCTAAAGATCTACATCAGGGTATATTGCCTAATCCAGCACCAGAGCCAAGTCAGGTACTATTCGCATTGAATGAGAAGCTAGAGCAGCAGGGCAGAAGCTTTGCGGCTATCGTTGATGCGTCAGGCCAGATCTCAGCTAATACTGCGCCAACAACTGCGCTAGCTTTAATACAGGAGTCGCTAACCTCAGTCTCTGCATTGATGTCCAGAATACTCGAGTCGATGTCTAAAGAGTTTCAGATTGTTTACAGGCTTAATCAGACAACCTTTGACCCAGAGCTATATAAAACAATACTTGATGATCCTGAAGCCAATGCACTATCTGACTTCAATAATAAAACTCTTGATATAAAGCCGACTGCTAGCCCTGAGATGTCATCTAAGCTCCAAAGGATACAGCTAGCGACTGTTGAAATGGAACAGGTGCCTAATGTTATTCAGGCCGGTGGGAATCCCATGCCGATCATGAAGAACTTCTTTGAGCGCATAGGCTCGGATAATTTAGACGAGATATTTCCAGAGAACCCAACGGATCAGCAAGCAGCAGAGACAGCCAGATTTGCAGACGCACAAGAGCAATCAAATCAGATACAATTAGAACAGTTAAAGTTCCAGCAGCTTCAGACAGAAGTTCTGATGAGAGAGCAAGATAGGCTAGATGCCAAGACTAAAATAGATATTGATAAGGCCATTAGTGAGATCACTAAAAACATGGCTGACAACATTCTCACGCTAGAAAAAGCTGAGACTGAAGATGTTAAGAACCAGATCAGCAAGTACACTGCTCAGCAGCAGAGCCAATTAGATTTACTAACCGCCATAGGGGCAGAAGATGATAGAAGACGTAATATTACAAACCAAAGATCTGCACAACCGAATCCCGATATCACAAGAGAAGTTTGACGACTGGTATTCTTTACCGGTAACTAAGCGGCTATTCGAAGAGCTTGAGGTCTCAGTTATTGAGAGCTTTCAAGACTACCTCAAAGAAGACTCAGTTGAAGAGATTGCATTAACCTGCATGAAGCGTCAAGGCGCTGCTGAAATGGTTGAAAAAGTTTTAGACTGGGCTCCTTCCGGCTGCCGGAATCCACATGACGAGAAAGACGAGGAGACTGGCAATGAAGATTAAACCCCTTGGATTTTATGTGCTTGTTGAAATGGTAAAGGTTGAAGAGGTCTCTGATGGTGGAATTATAATGCCTAGCGATCTCATCAACAAAGAGCAAGAGGCGACCAATGTCGGCTATGTTCGGGCTATTGGGCCAACTGCTTATGAGGGCTATCCTGGGTGTGAGCCGCCAGAGCATAGCAATAGAGACGCAATGGGTGGGGGTAAAGTTAACGTAATACCCGCTGACATGTGGGGGCTGCAAGTAGGTCAGAAGGTTGAATACCGACGATTTGAAGGTAAAGAATCAGCCATTAGCGGTTACGAGAACTACCGTTATATTCCGGATTCACACATCATAGGGGCTATAGAAGAATGAGCGAAGCAGCAGAGAACCTAGAAGGCTTAGCTGGTAGTGAGTCAAATGAACCAGAAGTAAACAACGATACTCCCACGGGATCGACCGCAGAAGACAAAGCCCGCGCTGATGGTTGGCGACCTCTTGAAGAATGGGAGGGTGATCAATCCGAATGGCGTAGCGCTGAAGTATTCAACGAACGTGGCGTATGGATAAACAAGCACAAAGAGCAGCAAGAGCGCCTGAACAGTATTGAAACAAAGTTTAACAGCCGCATGGACAATGCTAACAAGCTGCATGAAGCCCAGCTTAAAATGCAGAAAGAGGACTTGGTTAGCAAGCGAAACGATGCTATTGATAACGCAGACAGGGAAGAAGCTGATAAGATTCAAAATCAGATCGATGATCTAAGCCAGCAAGCAATCCCTGAAGCCTCAGATAATCAGCGTAATGTTCTTGATAACTGGAACCGTACTAACGCTTGGATATTCCAGGGATCACCGAAGGCAGCGTATGCGCAGGCACAGTTCGGCGCGTATCAAAATGCAGGCCATGATAGCCAGGCTGCAATTAGCATGATGGAGTCTGATGTGGCTCGTGAATTCCCCGCAGTAAATGCACATAGGGATAACCAGCCAATCCCAGAGGGCGGATCAAAGCCAGGAGCTAAACGGGCTGCACGCAAACTATCGATGGCCGACCTAACGCAGAAAGAGGCATCTATCTGGCGTAATATGCCTGGGACATGGGATAGTGAAGCAGATTTCTTAAAAGCCGTACAAGATACCAGGGGTGACTCATGAGTGACGAAATAAGCAACGAAGTAAACGTAAGAAGAAAGCCAGGCCCAAAGCCTGGAGTTAAGCGCGGAAAGACTGCGGCACAAACCCCACCTGCAATGCAGCAAGCAGGCGGTTTAGTGGCTGGCTCACGTGAAGAGGTAGCGCATTCATCTGGTAGGCCTGAGCGCATTTCAATGAACAATATGAAAAAGCTCGAAGTACCACAAGGCATGATAGAGGATGGCTTTTATTATCGCTGGTTCCAAGACAAGGAGGGGCGTATTTCTCAGGCCTTGGCAGCTTACTATGAACATGTAGTAGATGAGCAAGGCAATAAGTTTATTCGGCAGAGCGGGCCTTATACTATGCATCTAATGCGATTGCCACAAAAATATCGTGATGAGGACAATTTGTTGAAACGTAAAAGAGTTGCTGATACACTGGAGTCAGAAGCGCAAATTGGCCGCAATGAGTATGCACCGGACGAGACAGGCCGTGCAGAAGGTGGTAGAAGCGCAACAACCAGAAATATTAGCACAAGCCCTAACGGGTAACTCATGAAACGGTAGACAGCCGGAAGTTGATTGGGATTGAAACGGGATAGAACCCTTTACTTTTTCTTAATTAATTTTATGGAGGTCTACCATGACAGGTGGATTCAAACTAGTAAATACGGACTCTCAAGGGGACGTAACAGGAAAGCAAAAGACATTCTCTGTCTTAGCAGCAACCAATGAAGTAATTGTGCCAGGCGATCTGGTACGCATCGCAGGCACTGCAAACGCTCAAGGTGTAGCGGATGTCTCAATTGCACCAACATCTACAGCCTCAACTGGTGTAGTTCAATCAATTGACCCTACCTTTTCAGG